AGTTGAGCAGATGGCAGTTCACCTTGTGCACCTATTTCACCAGGTGTAGTTTGCATTCCTTCTGCTGAAGGAGCTCCTCCCATTCCTTGTGGTGGTCCTTGTGGTGGCTCTTGTGGAGTTGGTGGTGGAGGCGGTGACTCCATAAATGATTCAGGTAAATCATAAATGCGAACTAACTCTTCTTTTATTTTATCTGTAGGTACACCTAACTGAGCAAGTATTGGCAATAACTGTACAAGATTGTTTCTTTTAAGTGCTTCTGACAACGGCGTACTTGACTGGTCAAGTGCTACAATCTTAAACTTAGCATCTAAATCTTGTACCGTAATAACCTTTGGAAGTTTATCAATCTCAATCACAGCCTGTTCTTTGTCTTCAGCCAACAAAGATACAATCCGCAAATACGTTAATGCAATCAATTCAATAGCATTGTCACGCTCACGGGCTAACTTTCCAATCTCCGATGCAGAGTATTGAGCAAGGGCAGTCACCTCAGTCGCCGTCGCTTTTGTCGCTTCCCCTCGACTAAACGGTGCCAAGATGCTGCCACGATTTATATCTTGCTCTATATAGTTTAAGTATCTATCAAAATTACCTGACAATGGCTCTACACCAACAGCACGAATAACACCATCTAACACAGGTTCATCAACCGCTATCATTGCCCCGTCAACACCTGCTGTAATTTTTGCTAACGCTTCTTCATCAAGTGAACCTTCTTTGTACAAATACTGTCTACTATCTCTACGTACGGAGTTTGCCCAATACGTACGTAGTATGTTCTTTTCATAGAACTGGTCGTATACCCTCGATACTGCCGACAATCCACACATAGGCTTCTCCGGCTTACGTGCGTAGTACAACGGACACAATGGACTCATTGGGCGGTCATCATATGTTCTAACTGGTATCTCACTCTTCTCTAATAACTCTCCACCATCTTTATAATTTGGCGACCAAAAATACAGTTTGTCGTAAGCCAAATCATAAAACTCTACAATCTGTACGTATAGATAATCATCTGGCAAATCTTCACTAACACCTGTGTACTTTTCTTGCGGTGTAAAATAATCTACCTTCGGTATAGGTGTAAACTTCTTTGCACCAAAACGCTCCCTTACCTCTGGCATTGGCAAGTAGTATACATGAGCCATAAATCTCTGCTCATCCCATGCACAAGCATCCATGTCCACTATCACTTCCCAACAAGGAATAGCACGAATGGATACTTTCTCTAGCATATCCGTGCTATTAGTTGGGGACAGTTTGAGGAATGAATTGGGATATATTAACGCAAGCCTAGAGGCTATCTCTAACTGCTCACGCTTGTCAAACAAAAAACGGTTTACAACAGCCTCTGCCATTTTTGCATTGCCTTCTATGATTGATGCATCCTTCGCCACAACAACAGCAGGATTACGAGAAAACAAACTAGCAATAAAGCCCTCAACGTAGCTGAAGCAGTCGGCTGTTTCCACTCGGACCATTGTGTCGTCCATGTATTCAGATTGCCAAAAACGATTCTCGTAGACATCTCTATACCTCTTCATCTCTGCTCGTTGGTCATCCCAAAAATGATTGTGCTCGTCTAGCACTGTGCGTATTAACGCTACTGCATCTTTATTGGTTCTCATTGCTTTTCTCCGTAACAACACCTCTACTATACACTACAACTCTTCCATCTGCCTGCATTACTTCTATCTCATCGTATAGACTTTTGTATTGGTCTACTAACCTCTTAGGTAATAGCAACGTAAACGAACTGCCTTTTACTTTGTATGTTAACTTTACCATTTCCACCTTTACTACTCCATGACAATCACAAGGGTCGCATCCACATATACCACATATTGCTAACGTATTGTTTTTCATCAATACCTCCTATGCAAATGTGGGCTTACTCCACTTGACCTCAATGACTTATCTGCTTTCTGACTTATAATCCATTCTGGTAAAAATGCACTCTGCTTTATCTTTACACTGTTTAAACACCAATACGCTAATGCCATTGCCATCGCACTATCACAATGACTCTCTACATCCTCTCCAAACCTAAGTATACCCTTCTCGTCTACTGTTATACTTCGTAACTCTGTCATCGTTACATTGTCTATTAACCGTATAGCACCCGTCTGTATCCCCTTCTTTAAGTTCTCAAATAACAATGGCTTACTTCTACTTGTTGTTAAGAAATCTTTTCCAGTATGGGTATCCTTCCATAACTTATAAAAACCCTGGTGTACTAACTCTTGTATAGTCGCTAATCCATAGTTGTTACTCTCTACCAAAGTTAATGCATTGTTGTATGTAACTGACATGTCGTATATATAATCTGCTAACTGTATAGGACTTACCGTATTACTTCTATATATACACACTGGCTGTAATGTCATTCTACTTACACAAAACACTACTGCATAGTCTCTACCTACACCACCACTAACATCTACTCCAATAGCATATGTGTCATCTACATTCGGTTCTTCAAATGTTACCCACTCTGTAGGATTAACAGTAACAACATCTACATGCTCAAAGTCATCGTATGTAAAGTATGTATTACCACTAATACGATATGCCTCATCCAAAGTCATTGGGTATTCTCTTACAAACTTCTCCCAACCTAGTTTACTTATCTTTTCTCTTCTCCATGCAAACTGACCTAACGTTAGTCCGTAATCTTCCTGTAACTTAGTCTCTTCATCTGTAAGTGTTATCGGTATATCATCCATACAATACTCTGAATGCTTAAACCATGGAAAGAATAGATAGTTCCAATCTGCTTCTCCTATCTGACACTTATGGATTTCTTTCCACAATGCATCGTTATAATAGTTTGCTGTACTCTCTATGACTAACTGTCCATCATTTAATGCACTGATTGCTGTTGCTTTTAACTCTTCTGGATTCTCTGCAAATGCATACT